GCCGGTTAGACCGCACTATGGATAAACTTGCGTTGATAGAAATCATGAGATTGAGACATATCAGTCCATGGCCTCTAGCCAACCACCAAAGTGTAGGTCAGCCAGATGTCCCATCTACAGTTAAAGAGATGTTCTCTTACCTGCAGGTCCTTAGACCCTACTGCCAAGAAAGATTCGAGGAAGGAGGTAAACAAGGTAAGATCGGAGATTTAATTCGATCTAGGGCAAAAACACGACGCTGGTTCAAACGTTTGCCATTACTGGCAACAGTGAAGATAGACATTACCGCGAGAATTGTCTCGCTAATGTCTCGGAGAGATAGCAGAGAACTGCTAACTTACCGGACTGCCGTTTCAGCGTTATATGTCTCGTCTGACTTTAAGATTGGAAATCTTAAAGCCAATTCAGAGATTTTGATCACAAACATTCTGATGTTTGGGACTGATGCTTTTACAAAAGCTTGGAAATCCGCGTCTACAATCCTACAAGAGGAAATATTCGAGGACCAACTTGCTAATGAACCTGCACGCGTAAAGATACGTCAAGAAGTCGCTGCCAACCCGTTGGCAAGCGACCTATTGCGGATCTTCCGTGAGTCAGTGTCTTTCGGGCTCGAAGATTTCGGTCCGGAAGAAAGCATTGTCGCAAAAATCTACCTTGCATCGCCGATCTTGCAATCAAGATCTTTTCCCCCTCCAAGCAGAAACTTGAAGGAGAAGAAAGTTGAAGACTTTATAAAAGGTCTAACAACGTTGATAGACAAGGATGAAATGTTAGAAGTATCTTGTTCGATTCTAGGTACGTCTATAGCCAAAGATATCAAAGGCCAAATGGAGAAAAGGGAGGTCGAATTCGACCCTCGAAAACTCCAGACGCATACCTCGCTAAGCTCCGGTGCATCAATGGAATACACCAGACAAAACGGGGGCAAGTGGAACACGTTGGAGGACGAGGGACCGACTTCTTTCAGGACATTCCTAAACACAAGAATTTGTGATCTAGGACTGGATCTGATAAACAAGAAGGTCTACGACCCGTTCTCAAACGTGATCTGTAACGAAGAACAAGCAATCCAACAGGTTTGGAAGATTGCTTATCTAGAAACAGAACACCCCTCAGAATCATTTGCTGAAGAAATTAAAGCTTGGTACAAGAAACCCGAAGATTCGGGAGACTTTGCCTCAGGTATAGACACCAGACTTGGTAGACTCCTACTAGTCTGGTCATCTCTCCAAAAGGAGGAGTGGAGAAAGACCACTCAAAACCTTAAGGTCAAAGTCGCTCTGGTTTCGGAGCCTGGAGGAAAACTCAGGCCTGTAACATCAGGGCCAACTTGGTTGTATACTTACCTGTCCCCTGCGGGACATATGGTAGGAGACTTCTTAAGTATGATTCCTG